CCGAACTCTTCGGCAGCAAGGCGAAGGTGTACAAGCATGACGTCGACATGAAGGACGCATGCGACTACGTTGCCGCAAATAAAGAAGCCATCTTTGTGCAGCGGTGGTGGAGTGCTGAAGCTTACATTCCCGACGGCATTGTCGCCGGTAATAACTTGTGGGACTTAGTGTCGACCCCTCCTGCACCTGCACAGTGCATGTACCCGTGGGACGGACTCAATGCGTTGACGTATGGCATTCGTCACGGTGAGCTTGTCACCGTCACTGCGGGTAGCGGATTGGGTAAGTCGCAGCTACTTCGTGAAATTGTTTGGCACATCCTCTGCAACACCGATGACAATATCGGCTTGATGTTTCTTGAAGAAGGTATTCGCAAGACGGGCTTGTCTGTCATGTCGCTTGCTGCCAACAAGCCTTTGCATCTGCCCGACACGGTGGCAAGTGACGAAGAACGCAAGGACGCATTCGAGCGCACACTCGGCACAGGGCGACTGTTTCTCTTCGACCACTTCGGCAGCACGAGCGTAGACAACATCGTCAACCGTGTTCGTTACATGGCAAAGGCACTCAACTGCAAGTATGTCTTCGTCGATCACATATCGATCATCGTCTCCGCGCAGGAGAACGGCGACGAGCGCAAAGCCATCGACGAGATCATGACGAAGCTTCGCATGTTGGTGCAAGAAACAAACATCGCATTGTTCGCCGTTTCGCACCTGAAGCGACCCGATGGACGTGGTCACGAGGAAGGCGCAGCTACATCGCTTGCACAGCTTCGTGGCAGCGGATCTATCGCTCAGCTTAGCGACATTGTTCTCGGTGCAGAGCGCAACGGTCAGGAAGAAGACATGACCAAGCGCAACACCACATACCTGCGCGTGCTGAAGAATCGCTACAGCGGCATGACTGGGCCTGCGTGTTCGCTGCTCTACACCAAAGAGACAGGACGCATGCTTGAGTACACGCCACCGCCCGATGACGACGAGGACGATGTACTTTGATCACGCCCTGCATCAGAGTGTGTCGCTTACACAACGGCATCTGTACCGGGTGTAAGCGCACCGTTGACGAAATCGTGCAGTGGACTAGAATGACTGATCTTCAACGACAAAACATCATGGAGCAATTAAATGGCAGAACTATTGATGAGCATCGTCAACTTCCTTCTCAACCTCTTTGATATCTTTCGTAGTCTTTGACATTGAACTAATTTCGATGTTATAACGAACTCATGAATAAACTTTGTCGAACATGTAATACGGAAAAGCCACTTGTAAACTTTTATCCACATAAAAGCTATCGCGATGGAAAACATCCATCGTGTAGTGATTGTGTAAAAACATACAATCGCGAACTCTATGCAAAAAACGCAGAATATAAAGAAAAAAGAAAAGCGCGATCACAAAATTTAACCGATGAACAAAAACAGGATCGTCTTGATAGGTCTAGAAAATTTTATGCTTCTCATCGCGGTAGAGCTTTAACGCTAATCAATGGCGCTAAACGTAACGCACAAAGAAAAAATATTAAATTTGATCTACCTTTTGAATTTATATATGAAAAATTAATTTCTGGAACTTGCGAAATTACTGATATTCCGTTTGATTTTTCTAGACCGTCTTCTACGATTAAAAATCCATATTCACCATCACTTGATAGAATAGATCCGAAAAAAGGATACACTATGGATAATGTTCGCGTGGTAATTTGGCAATTTAATATGATGAAGGGTGAAATCTCTGACAAAGAATTGGTTCAACTTTGTAATCTCATAAAGGAGAAATTGACTAATGGATTACATCTATGATTGCGAGACATTTCCTTCAGTGTTTACCTTCGTCGCTGTCGCCGCTGACAAATCTGAGTTTGTACAGTTTGAATGCTCGCAACGAAAGAATCAAGCTGCGGATCTTTTTTCATTTCTTGACAAGCTGCGCGAACATGGACACCGTATGGTCGGCTTCAACAATATTGGCTTTGACTATCCTGTCATTCATGATTTGTTGAGCGTACGCGAGAAGGCTGTCACGGTGAGCGGCAAAGCCGTGGCTGTGCGTGCCTACAAGAAAGCGATGGAACTCATCAACAGCGATGAGAAGTTTGAGCATATCATTCGCACTGCTGACGAGCATGTGCCACAGATTGATCTGTACAAAATCCATCACTTCGACAACAAAGCACGCGCCACTTCGTTGAAGATGCTTCAGTTTAATATGCGAAGCGACACCATCGAAGACTTGCCGTTCGAGGTGGGCACGCAGTTGTCTGACGAGCAGATCGACACGCTGCTATCGTACAACAAACACGACGTTATTCGTACGCTTGATTTCTACAACGAGAGCAAGAGTGCGCTTAAGTTTCGTGAAGAGTTGACGCAGAAGTATGGGCGTAACTTCCTCAATCACAACGACACGAAAATCGGCAAAGACTACTTCATCATGCGCCTTGAAGAAGAGTTGCCGGGTAGCTGCTACAGCTACGACAACAAAGGTCGACGCAGCATTAATCAGACAAAGCGCAAAGTCATCAACGTCAAGGAGTGTCTCTTTGATTATTACGACTTTCATCGTCCTGAGTTTCAGGCTGTGTTCGATTGGTTTGCAAAGCAAAAGATCAGCGAAACAAAAGGCGTCTTCTCTGAGATTGACGAGTCCGATCTCGGTGACGTAGCGAAATACGCGCAGCTTTACACGAAGCGCAAGAAGTTTCCACGAGTGCCATCATTCGAAGACATTGACGACTTCAAGCAACAGCATCCTCTCGGATGGGTGGAGAAGGTGGAGTTGAAGGCGAAGAAGAAAGGCGAAGTTCAGCATAGCCACTGGATGTGTTGGAAAGAAGCTGACAACCTCAATGTCATCGTCGATGATTTCCGTTTCGACTTCGGCACTGGTGGCATCCACGGCAGTTTAGAGAACACCATCGTCGAAGCTGACGACGACAACATCATCGTTGATGCTGACGTGTCATCAATGTATCCGAACATTGCTATTGCCAATCGCGTCTACCCGAAGCATCTGTCCGAGAAGTTCTGTGATATCTACGAGGACGTCTACAATCAGCGCAAGAGCTACGCTAAAGGCACGGCTGAGAATGCCATGTTGAAGCTTGCTCTGAACGGTGTGTATGGCGACAGCAACAACCAATACAGCCCATTCTACGACCCGCAGTACACGATGAGCATCACCATCAACGGTCAGCTTAGCCTGTGCTACCTCGCTGAGCAGTTGCTCAAGATTCGTGGCATGCAGATTATTCAGGTCAACACCGACGGCATCACGGTGAAGTTTCCAAAGAAATATCGTCGGTGGTACGACACTGCGTGCAAGCAATGGCAGGAGAACGTTGGGCTTGAGTTGGAGTTTGCCGAGTATTCGAAGATGTTTATTCGCGACGTCAACAACTACATCGCTGTCTACACCAATGGCAAGACGAAACGTAAAGGCGCGTATCAGTATGAAGGACTCGGGTGGCATCAGGATCAGGGTGGACTCATCATCCCCAAAGCTGCTGAAGCCCACATGCTTGATGGCACCGATATCGAATGTTACATTCGTGCCAATGCCCATCGCACTCACGACTTCATGATGCGAACGAAAGTGCCTCGCAGCAGTCGCCTTGTGTTGGTGCAGGAAGATGGCAGCGAAGTACAGCAGCAGAACATCTGTCGCTACTACGCAAGCATCAACGGAGGCAAACTCATCAAGATAATGCCTGCGCTAACACCGGACGGTGACGCTCGACGGATCGGCATCGACACAGACTATCTGTTGAAGACCTGCAACAACATGGAAGATTTTAGTAACGACATTGACTACAGCTACTACGTAGACGCAGCAAAGAAGTTGCTAATAAACAACACCGAGAACGAAGGTGTTGACCAAACCGAAGTGACATATCTATAATGTGTCCTTCACCACGAAGCTGCACCGTGGTCAATTGTGTGGCAACTCTGAAAGGAAATCATCATGGCGGAAACGCAATCTGTAAAAATCAAAGCCGACATCATGTGGGCACAACTTGATAAAATCAATGAAATGAGTGGCAAATATCAGGTCAACCTGACCAATCTTTCTGATGCCGCTGTACAGGCACTGGAAGACCTTGGCATCACCGTTGCCGAGAAGGAAGGGCAGGGTCGATTCATCACCTGCAAGTCGGCAAACCCCATCAAGGCATTCGATGCTGACGGCGACGAGATCGTCGGTGTGAAGGTGGGCAATGGCAGCAAGGCAAAGGCTGTCATCAATCCTTACGAGTGGAAGTACAAGAACAAGAAGGGCGTGTCTCCGTCCCTTCGCAAGCTTGTCATCACTGAGT